GTACCAAGACCAACAGCAGCATTTGTCATGCCGTTAGTATTGTCGAATCCAGAATCTTGTCCAGAGAATGCTGTATCTGCTTCGTTGAATAATGCTTCAGTTCCACTTTGACCAGTGTAACGTGAACGCATTGCGAAGATTAGTCCAGTAGGACCATTCATTGGTTGAACACCAGCAAGGTCATAAGCGACCAAGTTTGGCATTGCACGTCTAATTAAAGAAATTAGAACGGGGTCGAAACCAGCAGTAGGACCACCAGCAGCAGCGTCAGCAGAGAAACCTGCGTTCGCACCTGATGCGGTACTGTTTGTTGGAGCTTCGGAAAGAAAACTACGCTCTTCACGTAATTCTTTTTCTTGGTTTTCGAGCAGGATTGCGGTTACGGATCTGCGATGTGCGTCCTTAATTGGATCTAGACCATCATAGTCTAGGATCGGTGCCCACTTCTCCTGTAGATGCTCAGAATTGTACATCTGCATTTGAATTTTTACCTTTGTTTGTTTGAATTAATAATTTAGAAATCACTTTTTAGCTGCTCTTGAAAGCATACCAAGATAGGCTTGCATCGTAGGATTTACTTCCTGTGATGCTACTTCGTCAGTAGAAACCTCTTCTGATAAGTTTTCAGAAGTGCTTTTTGGAGCACTTGTGCCTTTTATAGGGAAATAAGATTCCTTTAAAGTACCAAGTTTCTCACGATAGTCTGACTCACTTTCAAACTCAACATTTTCGGCAAGAGTAGCGAGTTTTTCTTTCTGAGTGTCTGCAAGACCTTCAGTTACATCCGCAAAAATTACATCTGCGGTTGACTCAGCTAATCTACGATTAAGAGCTACATTACGCTCAATCTGCTCATTGAGTTTTCCTTCCATTTCATCAAGTTTATCTACCATACTATTAAGTACATCATATTTGTCTTCAGGGATTGTTACATAATGTTCTTCAAATAGACCCTTCATTCCTTCTAGGAACGATTCGGTCATTTCTGTTTTGAGTCCTGCTTCTACTTCGAGTGCGTTTTCTTGAATCCACTCATCGGAAACATACTCAAGATAGCCATCGACTCTTTCTATTAAACCACCTTTGATGGTTTCTAGTTCTTCTACAAGGGCAGTAGCATAAGACTCTTGAAGTTCTTCTTTGATCTCTTCAACTTTAGTCTTAATTGCTGTTTCAAAAATTGTCCTTGCTTTGTCCTGAAACTCTTCTGAAAGTTCTTCGCCTTCGATTAATGCTTTGAGGTCTTCCTCAACATTAATTTCTGCGATTGTTCCTTCTTCAGTAGTTTCTTCTTCGGAAACAACTTCTTCTTCTGTTGTCTCTTCTTCTGCTACTACTTCATCAGTAGTTGCTTCTTCTTCAGACACTACTTCATCAGTAGTTACTTCTTCTTCAGAAACAACATCTCCTTCTGGAGTTGCTTCTTCTGCTTTAGTTGCCTTAGAGTTTACAACATCCTGTACCTGCTTTAATGTAGCAGAAGGATCTTTAAGTTGTGCAGAATTATCGTCTGGACGATAATTTTCAGGAGTAGGTCCACCAAGGTCTTCAACTGGGACACCAGCTGGAGCTGGATCGGCCTTAGCTGCACCCTTAGTTACTACGTTTTCTTCGAGGTTTTCCATGTCGTGTTATTTGTTCCCAACGGACGGATTGTACTAGATCTGTTAGAATCTATACTTATTTATAGATTTCTTAACTTATCTTTAGCTTAGAGGTTATTTAGAAAATTGTTGAATAGTCCCAACTTGTGCTCCTCTAAAGCACTTTGACCAGCTAATGTATTAATAGCTTTCTTTGTTTTCTCTGCGAGTTGTTCACGAAGAAGTCCTCCTTCCCAAACCCACTCTTTGCCTTCCATGATTCCATTTACAAATGCATCTGGAGCAGAAGGATCAGCAACGATATCAGCAGCAGTTGCTAACTGAAAATCTTCACCTACAACTTTTGTGCCTGTATGATCTTCTTTAAGTGAACCAACGCCACGAGAAGAAACGCCTAACATAACACCTTCACCAAGCAATGAAGTGGCAATTTTACCCATCGGTGTTGTAAGTAATTTTGCTTTTCCTACAAAATTATCACCTTCTTGAACCAAAGATGTAATCTTATGAGATACTCTATCAAGGTTTACTGTAGGACCTTCGGGATGACCCAACTCTCCTAAAGCACGACCCTTACCGATAAAATTCTCACTGTATCTTTTCACTTCATTGCAGAGAGTACTTGTAGGATACATTCTACCATTACGGTTTTTAATGCCTCCTTGTAAAAATACACCTTCGATATGAAGAGTCTTACTAGACCCCTTACCTTCAGTAATAATTTTTACGTTAGAAATCTCTTCTGTGATCAGTTTCATTCTTCTTGTTCAGTAGGTTCTTCTTCACTTGAAACTTGTTCATCTGGAACAAATGTATTCTGAGGTGCTTGATCACCAAAGAAAGAATTTGCAACATTAGGTTTCAAAGATTCAATTTTCTCGGCAGACTTATTAAACAAAGCATCCTTAATTTGATCTGAAATTTCAGCTGCAGAAGCATCTGTAGCAATCAGATTCACAATGTCTTCCATTAGATTAAGATATAGTAATAACTATATTTATAACTCGGCTGTCTTGGTATCTTTTTGGTATTCTGCGTCAGTAATTTGACCCTGTGCTTCTAAATCTGGATCTACTGGTTGTTCACCCATTGCCATTGGATCTTCTTGAGGTAATGGTTCACCAGTTATAGGATCAAGTGTTGATGGATCTGGAATGATTCCTTTTTGAATTTCATCTTCAATCTGGATATCAATTTCCTCTATTTCCATATCAGTTTGACGTAATACTCTCTTACGAACATATTCTGTAGAGTAATACTTACCAATATAAGGTTCGATTGTAGCAAGCATACCCAATCTACCTTCCATCAATTCAGACTCTTTAAGTTCTGCGAATTGATTATCATAAATGAAGTCATATTGAATATGATCTTCCATCCTCTTCCAATCTTCTGGAGTAACAATATTCTTAAGAATTAACTGTGTCTTAAGCATATCATTAAACATATTCGCAAAACGCTTTCTTAAACGTCCTACAAACTTGGCAAATTTAAGTTCATCTCTC